ATTAAATAGAACAATATTAAATGCTGCTAATATGCCTAATATAGAACAGATATTACCACCTAAAAAAGAACCACAACAGATGGACCCAATATCAGATATTATGGCAGCAACAAAAGGTATTCCAATAAAAGCATTTGAAGGTCAAAATCATGATGCTCATATTCAAACAAAGATGGCATATTTACAAGACCCTCAAAATGGTGCTAATCCTATTATGGCTAGACTAAGACCAATATTAGAAGCTAATATACAAGAACACTCTGTAATGAAATATCAAGAACAAGTAAATGGTATTACAAGAATGGGATTAGAACAACTACCACCAGAACAAGCACAGGTAGCTACTATAGCAGAAATGGCTATGGCTCAAGCAGCACAACAAGTATTAAATGCTAATCAAGCTATGGGTCAAGCACAATCACCTGAACAACAATTAGTTGCATTAAAGCAAGCTGAAGTAGGATTAAAAGAAAAAGAATTAAAAATGGAAGAAGCAAAACTATCTGTAGAATCTTCATTAGATGCTCAAAAGCTACAGCTTGAAGAAGCTAAGTTAATGAAGGATGCAGGAGTTGCAGGACAGTCTGCTATGTTAAGAAAAGAAAAAGCTGACCTTGATAGACAAAGTAAAGAAACTATGAAGCTATTAGATTTATTAGCAAAGTCAGAAATAGCAGAACAAAAAACACAAATAGATTTAGAAAAAATAAGAGCACAATCTTTAGAAAAAGTTATGGCTATGGAAAACTTAGATGAAAGAGAAAGAAGTATGAAGTTATTAGATGTAATGTCTAAAGCTATTATGCAAGATGCTCAATCAGAATAACTAGGGATATTTTATGCCTGTCGACTGCCCTAGCAGACATGCCAAGACAACAGGTTAATTTTATTTAAGGAGAATAAAAATGGCAAATACAACTTTTAATGGTCCTATTAGGTCTGAGAATGGCTTTATTGGAATCACAAAAAACTCTTCTACAGGAGCAATAACAGAAAATATTACTTTTGGTAATAAAGGTGAAGTTGTTACACCTGTAGTATTAGCAGATGGTGATATTACTATTGTAAATACAACTCATGGTGGTAGAATAAATATTGTACCAGATGGTGGACAAGATAATACTTATACACTTCCTGCACCAGAAGCAGGTGTAGCTTATAGATTTGTTTATGGTGGTGGTGCTGCTGATGCAACTGATGCAATATTTGTAACACCAGGTAATACTAATTTTTATAAAGGTAATATTGTGCATTTAGATACTAATGCTGATAATGCTGTGGTATATCCAGATGGAAACTCAAATAGTAGTTTACAATTAAATGTACCTGGAGCTTTTGATGTAACATTTATTGGTCTTGATAGTACAAATTATCAAGTATTTGGAAATGTTACTTCAACTACTGCACCTGCATTTGCAGACCAGTAATAACTAATTTATACTGGGTAGTAATTAAGCTACCCAGTATTTTTTATAAGGAGAAAATATATGTGGACTAAACCATTAATAAAAGAAATACATGTAGGATTAGAAATTAATTGTTATATGTGTGCTGAGTTATAATGGAAGCATCTAGTGAAGCTCTTCGTAAATTTGACGAGGAGCTTAATTTATTAAGAAAAAATATAGCTAATGGTCAAGCTGACAATTATGCTAACTATAAACAACTTGTAGGAAGAATACAAGGAGTTGAATGGGCAGAGGAAGTTTTAAAATCAATAATTAAAAAAATGTATGAAGGAGAAGAACAGTAATGCAACAAGTAGGTATGGCAAAAAGTATTAAAAATGATGCGTGGATTTCAGATGAAGATAAATTAAATCCAGATGTATTACCAGATTTACCTGGGTATCATATTTTAGTAAGACCTGTTTCTATTAAAGAAAAAACTAAAGGTGGTATATTATTACCAGACTCTACCAGAGATGATATGGCTTATCTTACTACAGTAGGACAAGTTGTTGCTATGGGTGATTTAGCTTATCATGATATGGAAAAGTTTCCAAAAGGACCTTGGTGTGAATTAAATGATTATGTATGTTATGGTAAACATGCAGGTCAAAAAATACAATATAAAGGAATAAAGTATATTCTTTTATATGATGACCAGATAATTATGAAGGTAGAAAGTCCTAAAACACTAGACCCAACCTTTAATTTATCTAAATATAGTGTATAATAATACTTGCACACTTTAAAATAATATAGTATAATATTAATTATAACGTAACTCGTATGTGTCGTTAGCAACGAAAGGGAATAAAATGCAGCAAGAGCAAGAATGGAGTGAAATCCAAACTGAAAAACCAGAAAAAGAAAAGATAGAATTTGAAGTAGAAAAAGACGAACCAAAAAAAGAAGAAGTAAAACAAGAAGTAAAAGCACCAGAACCTGAAGTAAAAAAAGAAGAACCTAAAGAACTTGAAGGTATAAATACAAAAGGTGCAGAAAAAAGAATTAGACAATTAATTAAGCAAAGAAAAGATAGAGATGAAGAAGTTGCTAGATTAATTAAACAAAATGAAGAACTAACATCTAAGTTAAATAATACACAAAAAGAATTTACAAATATAAGTAAATTAAATTTAGATGCAACAGAAAAACAATTAAAAGATAAATTAGAACTTGCAAGAACAAATTATAAAGCAGCACATGAAGAAGGAAACACAGAAAAAATATTGCAAGCACAAGAGTTTCTTAATGATGCACAGAATGATTTAAAATCAGTAGGTGCAACAAAACAGCAGTTTAAGGAGCCAGAGGTTCAACCACAACAACAAGTGCAACAACCTCAACAACAATATCAACAACCAACTCCTGACCCTAAAGCACAAAGTTGGGCAGAACAAAATGATTGGTTTGGCGAAGATAAAATAAGAACTGCTGCTGCTCTAGCAATAGATGCAGATTTAAAAGAAGAAGGTTTTAATCCAACTGATGACGATTACTACACAGAAATCGACAATAGATTAAAAGAAGCCTTTCCTCATAGGTATCAAACTCAACAAGTAGAACCAAAAGAGGAAAATCGTACGCAGGAAACGTCACCTGCTCAAGTAGTTGCAGGAGGTACACGTAGCACTCCTAGTTCCAATAAGAAAGTTAAACTTTCAAAAGAAGATGTAAGATTAGCTAACAAATGGAATATACCACTTGAACAGTATGCTCAAGAAAAACTGAAAGCAACTAATGCTGAAGGTGAGTATACAACAATAAACATGCAACGTGGAGGTAAATAATATGACACGAATCAATACACGTAGTTCTCAACTTAGAGAAAATAACAGCAACGAAGAAATGAATTATCAATTTGAAGAACAAGATAATTTACATATACCAGAAGCAATTATTAATCGTTTCAAAAACGAAGGAATGACTCTTGGATGGTTAAGAATAACTCTTAAAGGTCAAGATGATTTTAAATACATTGGTAAAAAAATGCAAGAAGGTTGGAAATTTGTTGATATGAAAGAAGTACCTGAATTAGAACAAACATCAGTCGTGAAGATGAATGGAAAATATTCTGGAGCTGTCTGTCGTGGAGACATTGCGTTAGGTAAAATACCTACCAGATTATTTGAAAGTAGAAATGAGTTTTACAAAAATAAGTCTGACCAACTAATGGATGCAGTTAATAGTCAATTAATGCGAGGAAATAATTCTAGTATGCCCATTTCTAATTCTAGTAAAACCACAGTAACAAAAGGTAGACAACCTAGTTTTCAGAAGTAAATCTTTTGTTGCTTTATTAACAATAAAGGAGAATGAACTATGGCAAGTGTAAATGCCCCTAGAGGATTACAAGTCGCTAAGAAGAATGGTGATGGTTCTAACTCTACTGGTATACGTACTATTGATTTAAATGTAAGTCCAAAAGTTGCTTCTGCGTTATTACCTAACGACCTATTTACAGGTGACCCAATAACTGTTTCTGCTGCAGGTACTATTAAAGCTACTCCTGCAGGAGCTAATGGAAAGAGTATTGGTGTTTTCCAAGGTTGTAGTTTCGTAGATTCAAATGGAGACCAAAAATTCAAAAGAAGTTATACTGGTGGAGTAACTGCTACTGATGTTAAAATACACATAGCAAGTGACCCATCACAAACATATTTTGTGCAAGCAGATGCAACAGTAACAGCATCAGCAGGTTTTGGAGCAGTTCCAGTAAATGGAGTTTTAATTGCAGGTACTGGTAGTCATAAGACAGGTCAAAGTGCTTATGTACTAGATGCTTCTGGTCCAACACAAGCACAAAGTCAAGTGAGAGTTTTACGTAGAGCACCTTGGGATACAGGTATTGGAGCATCAGCAGGTGTGACAGACCAATATCCTTGGTACGAAGTCTACTTAAATAATCATATTGATAGATTTCAATCAACAACTGTTTCAACAGCTTAATAGGAAAGGAGATAAATTATGCCAATAAATAGAGCTGCGATAAGCAAAGAGCTTCTTCCTGGATTAAATGCTGTCTTTGGAATGGAGTATGGAGAAGTTAACAATGAGCATGAACCACTATATGAAATAGAAAATTCAGATAGGTCTTTTGAAGAGGAAGTCCTTTTCACAGGATTTGGTACTGCTCCAACTAAAAACGAAGGTGCTGCTGTTGTTTATGATGATGCAGGTGAAAGCTTTACAGCTCGTTACACAAACGAGACTATTGCTTTAGCTTTTGCAATCACAGAAGAAGCAATGGAAGATAACCTTTATGATACTTTTGCTAAATTAAGAGCAAAAGGATTAGCTAGAGCTATGGCTAATACCAAACAAGTAAAAGCTGCAAAGCTATATAACGAAGGATTCACTACAGCACAAGGTGATGGAGTAAGTTTATTTAATGCTTCACATCCAACTGTTGGAGATGGTAACCAAAGTAATACAGCTACAGCAGCAGCAATCTCAGAAGCTAGTTTGGAATCTGCTATTATACAAATACAAAAATTTAAAGATGATAGAGGAATCTTAATTGGTTCATCTGCTGTATCTTTACATATTCCTGTAGACTTAATGTTTACTGCTGATGTATTATTAAATACACCAGGAATTGTAGGTAGTGCAGACAATGATATTAACTCTATCAGAAACTTAGGAGTATTCCCAAGTGGTTATTTTGTTAATAGAAGATTTACTGACACTAATGCTTTCTTTATTAAAACTGATGTTCCTAATGGTTCAAAGATGTTCAATAGAACACCTTTACAAACTAAGATGGAGCCAGATTTTGATACTGGAAACTTACGTTTCAAAGCCAGAGAAAGATATTCTTTTGGAGTATCTGACTGGAGAGGTTGGTTTGGTAATCAAGGTGCCTAACCATTAATAATTAGGGGGAGTTGAAATATACTCTCCCTACTATAAGGATTTAAAATGGCAACAAATATTAAGACATTTAATAAAAGAGGTGGAGATGGTGTTATTATCAGCTCTACTGCAAAGAATAGAATAATTGGTATTCATTCATATTCAACTATAGCAGGTGTAATTGCTATTGGTGACCAAACAGGAAACTTAGTAACTTATGAAGTTCCTGCAAGTGCAGAATCAGATATGTATTTTGGTGAGATGGGTATTCAATGTAGTGCAACAGTTACTATATCTACACCAGATGCAGGTAGTGTTACCTTAATAGTAGGATAGTGTAGTGCCTAATTATTCATTTCTTAAAACTGATATAATAAATACAATAGAAAATAACTCAGCAGAGTTTGAGGAACATATTCCTTACTTTGTTGAGAAAGCTGAAGGTAGAATAGTAAAAGAACTAGATGACTCTGGTTTAGATAACTACTCTACTTTTTCATTTACAGCTTCTGACCCAGTAGTTAGTTTACCTGCTGATACATTAGTTGTAAGAAACGTAAATTATACTACAAGTGTTTCAACTACAGCAATTCCTGCTAATTCAAAAATTAATTTATTACAAAGACCTTATGAGTATGCAATAGACTATTTTCCTTTTGCTAGTGCATCAACAGGTACACCAAGATATTATTCAAGAAAAACTAATACACAAATTTATATTACACCAACACCTGCATCTGCAGTATCAGGTGAAATACAATTTACACGTAGACCTTTAGCTTTAGCTAGTGCCACAGGTACAAGTGTAACAACATCAAATTATTTTAGTGAGTTTTGCTATAATGCTTTATTTGCAGCGTGTATGGTAGAAGCTACATACTTTATAAAAGATTTTCAAACACTACCAAACTGGGAAGGTAAATATAAAAATTCAATAGATGCTTTACGTAACCAGTCTAGAAGAACAAGACAAGATGATATGCAATCAGCTAACAATCCATCAGGTGGTCCTAATCCAGTATTACAAGGAGCACAGTAATGACTATTAGTAGAATTAATGTAATACAGCAAATAACAAAAGTTAATAATAAAAAGAAAAAGAAAAAAAAGAAAGGGAGAAAAAATGCAAATAAAAACTAAAACTTTAATAGTAGGAGCTAATGCAAGAACTATTAATCAGTCTACAGGTCATGATACAAGTGGTAAACCAACTGGTCAAGGTTATGGTGCTGCTAGAAAAGGACCTGGAGTAAGAGGACCAATTGAAGCTCAAGTTAAAGAAGAGCCTAGAGAATATAAAACTGTAGGAGAATAATCATGGCAGCAGTCACAATAGCAAAAACATTAGCTAAAAAGTTAGGACCTAAAACAGTAGCTAAATTAAAAAATATGGATACAACTAAAGCAAAACAATTTCTTGATAAAGCTAAAGATTTAAAAGATGCTACTGGAACAGAGTTAAAAAGAATTTTTGGAAAATTACCTAAAACAACTGTTAGAGAAAAAGAAAAATTTGTACCAGGTACTGTGCAAAGAAGAGGTCTTAGAAGAACAGATAAAGGTAAATTAGAAACACAACAAAAAAACCAAACAGGTGAAGTAGCTCCTACCAAAAAAACAAAGCAAACTTTAACAGCTATGGATAAAAAAGGTAGAATTAAAAATATAACAAATAAATTTGGTAAAACAATAGGTAAAGGTGAATCTAGAGTTGCTAAGAGAACAAGAAAAAGAATTGCAGGTAAAACTGCAGCAGGTGCAGCAGCTATAGCAGCACTTTCTACAGTAAATAAAAAAGATAAAGCAGTACCTTCAGCAACTGCAAAAGCTACATCAAAAAGTTATACAGTTAAAAAAGGAGATACAATATCTGAAATAGCTAGAGATAAAGGTACAACTGTAGGAAAAATTAGAGATGCAAATCCTCAAGTTACAAATTTAAATAAAATTAAACCAGGTCAATCTATTAAAATTCCAATGCCAAAAGTTAAAGATAGAAAATCTGTTTATCAAGATTTAACTAAAGCTGAGATGAAAAAATTAGCTATGAAAAAACAAGCAGGTGGACCATTAAGACCTATACCTGCAGGAAATAAAGGATTACCTAATCTTCCAAGACCTGTAAGAAATAAAATGGGTTTTATGAAAGCAGGTGGTAAAATTCAAAAGAGAGCAGGTGGTGGAGTAGCACTTAGAGGTTTTGGAGCTACTAGAAAAATATAATGCCTAGAAAAAAAATAAAAGGTAAAGGCATGAAAGGCATGACCATTGGTAAAGGTGATAAACGACCTACCAAACAAGGTGCAGGTCTTACAGCAAAAGGTGTAGCAAAATATAGAAGACAAAATCCTGGAAGTAAATTACAAACTGCTGTTACTGAAAAGAACCCAAAAGGTAAAAGAGCAGCAAGAAGAAAGAGTTTTTGTGCTAGGTCTGCAGGACAAATGAAAAAGTTTCCTAAAGCAGCGAAGAATCCTAACTCAAGATTAAGACAAGCAAGACGTAGATGGAGGTGCTAACTGTCATATTTAATAAGCAATATTCCCCATTTTAAATGTTGGGTAAGAAAAGAATTTACAA